CAATTAGGATCTCAGCTACGATAGCTTGAATACCTACGTTAACTGTCTCAAATGTAGCTCCTGCTCTATATTCGTCACCTGTAAGATCTTGTCCGATTCCTGCGAAATCTACAGCACCTAAAGCTTTCTCACGTTTAAAAACATGTGATAAGCCGTTGATTGTTACGAATGGTAGGTATTGGAACCACTGATCTTGAGTAATAATATCTTCAACAATCCCTTCGATAACTTCATCGTTAGAAAGTTTTGCTGCTTCTGATAATAGCAAACTAGCCATTTTATCTCCTTAAATTTTACCTGATTATAGATTTTGACCAGGTACTAAACCTTTTCTGCGAGATCCTAGAGCGTTAATACGTTTATCTCTTCTCTCTCTATTGTTTAGTTCTTTATTGTCATTGTTATTAGATTCTTTAGGAATTCGACTGACGACTTCAATAGTCTTCTTGCCGAAGATCCCCTGTGCTTTAGCTTTAGTGATGGCAATGAGTCCTTCACTCGGGTCTGAATACCCTTTGAACATTGCAGATGCGAAGTCCTTATATTCTTCAGGAACTTCTGACAGCATAGACTTGAATCTATTTTCCGCCGCTTGTTTACGAAGTGACTTTTCGTATTCTTCAGCATCTTTTTGAGCTTGAATCTGCTCCTGAATAGCTTTGTTTGCTTCACGTAGTTCTTTAAGTTCCCTACGTAATTGCTCAGCCTCAGCATTAGTTTCAGCTTTCTTGATGTCTGCTTCTACTTTAGCCTCTTCTTTTTTAAGGGCTTTAGATTCTTCAAGTTGCTTTTTCATTGAAGCCAGTTGAGCTTCGTATTCTTCCCTTTCGGTCTTGAATACTTCATCAGCCATAGCTAGGGCTTTTTCCTTAGCTTCCTGTTCTTTCTTCCTGCGCTTTGCATTTTCCTCGCGTAACTTCTTGATCTCATCTTCATAAGAGTCTTTAGTACGAGATTCTAATTGCTCAGGTGTAAGTCCTGTTTCTGTTTCAACTTTAGTTTCTGCTTTAATTTGAGAGTCTAACTCTACATTGAGTGCATCTACTTCTGCTTTACTTACTTCAGGTTCAGGTTTTTTAGCCGCGCCTTCTCTTTCTGCTTTCAATTTTTCCATAATGTTCATTTGTGTTCTCCTTCGGCTCTACCGAAATTGATTGATTTGGTATTAACTAAGCTCTACTTAGTATCCACCTTTGTTGAAGTTCTGACTCATAGCATTAGCTAGTCCACCTTTCTGCATTTGTTTGTAGTAAGGGTTTTCACTCTTTAGGTATTCGTCTTTACTCATTGATTCGACTTTTATCTCAGTAATCAAGGCCGGTGCGAAACTATGCATTTCAGGCTCTGGCATTCTGAATGGTCGCTTCTCAGCCGACGAGGCTACCCATTCATGTTCCAAACCTTTGTACATAGTCTGTACTAGCTTAAAATCATCTGATTCAAAAGCTTCGATGTGATTGTTATCTGCTCTATATATTAATATTTTATAAACTCTATCCATGCTTAATCCTCCTTAAAGCCAGACTCTTTCCGACTTTGCTTTTCAGCACGCTGTGTTTTATCTGATTTACGCCCGTCTCCGTTCCTTCCGGGTTGGATTGAACTTTGCTCGGCATGTTTAGCAGGGTTAGCTATCTTAGGCTTAGGAGTAGAGTCTTTTTCTTTACTTCCGCCAGATGAAGATGATATACTGTATTCAGGGTCTTTAGATATATCAACTCCTAGTTCTTGAGCTTTCAATATCTTAGTCGCTTCAATCTCAGCATCTCTTTCTGCCTGCTTAATCCTTTCTTTATGGTTATTACTTAGTAGCTCTTCAACTGCTTGATCGTCTAGATGGGGGTATAAGCTTTTTATAGCCTCGTGACTTCCTGTATTGATTAAGTCTTGACTCATCTTTACAGTAGTTGCTCTAGTCTGAGGATCAACCGCGAATACAGGTTCTACGTAGTGAACTTCAAGTTCAGTGTCTTCTGAGAATAGTTGTGTTCCTTTTTCGCCGTCATGGTGGGCGTTCCAAAGCTTCTTAACTATCTCAAATAACTGCTGTTCACGTTCACGAAATAGAATCTGTCTTTTCTTATTCTGTTCAACTACTCCAAGCTTGGCTGCCATAAGTGCAGCTCCAGAAGGAGGTAGTTTAGAGTTGTGTTTAGGTTGAAGTCCGTGATTGATTCTTACCATATCCATCATAGTGTAGATGGTATTAGTAAGTCCCGTAATATCTGCTCCTGGAGTTTCAAACTTGAAATCTCCCGTCTCACCTACGCTCACTAAAGAGTCAGGACCTAACGAGAAGCCGTTCATGTTTGCTTGAGCATTTCCATCGCCATAGAAATCAAATGGATTGAAATTGTTTCTATCTAGCCCTGTAGGACTTAGGTTTCCACCGAAACCGAATCCACCGCGACTTCCGCCTCTAGCATTCATATCGTCTATAGGTCTTCCAAGTCGATTGTTAACAGGTCTTTCTATACCTTTAACTACTGCCTGTCCGAATGACTGGAACTTAGCGATGTGATTAAGATCTGTAAGTCTCATGTTTACAGCATGGTTAGCATAAAGTAGAGGTTCGTTTACAGGTAGGAAGTATCTGTTACCTGGATCTTGGTTGAAGAATGGTACAGCCGGTATACATCCATATGGATTTTCACCTTCATAGTAGTTACCGTCGGAGTCTTGAACTTTATGATCTTCTTTACTCCAGTATACTTTATTTATGTTCTGCTGCTTGAGGTCATAGATAGATTGAACTTTCTTAGCTCGTCTATCAGTTATACCTGGCTTCATAGCTACTGAAAGATTAGGATCTATCGGTAAAGCTGCTACAGCCGCCGGACTAGAAGCATTCCAAAAGGAAGGAGCTTCAATTGATCCGAACTCTACAGTTGACAAGTAATATGGACTTGTGTTATATTTTATATCGTAAGATCCGCCGTAAACTAGTTCGAAGTGAACTGTTCCTGGTTTATTAGCGTTTACTAAATCACCAGTGTCGGGGTCTACGAAACTTACTTTAACTAGTACAGTGCCGAGTAGTTTAGTCATTGAGTCTAACTGCTGGCATATATTATGGTATCGAGCATCCTTGCGGATTCTCTTCCACAGTTCTTGGTCTTTTTTAATGACCTTACCTGTTTTTTTATCTTTAATTTGATAGATGGGTTCTTCTCTGTATAGGATCGAAGTTTCATCTATGATCTCTTGTGTGAGATTGTAGGGTATGATTTGTTGCGCATTAGGCTTTCTGAACTGATCTTTTAAGTCAGTCCAAATAATTTCGTCTTGACGGCCTTGATAAAATGCAAGTGCTATATCTACTACCCATCTACGGTACATTACTGAGTCGTACAGGTAATTAAGTTGCATCGCATATGATGCTGCTTTACCTGCTCTACTGACACCAAAATTAAAAGACATATCTATCCTCCAAGACTCATTTTCATAAGTCCTCTTGAACTTACTTTCTAAAATCACCACTGTGATAGGTGATTCTTTATAAGGTTAGCTGAGTATTTTACTACCCAGCCTTCCTATTTAACCATCTTGCGACGATTATTCTTCTTTCTTACTAAGTTTCTTAGCTTCTGCACCTTTCATTTGTTCAGCCGGTGCCATTTTTGCTGATTCAGAGTCTTCGTTTCCAAGCTTATTCCAAGCTGGCTTCTTAGCGCCCTGAGTTTTAAGTCCTTGAACTTTAGTTACTTTCTTAGCCATATTATTCCCTTGTTATGATCATAACTTCCCGCCTAACGGGAATCTGATAGTTTATCTTATCCGATAGCTCCACTTAAAGCTTGTGTAGACTGAGCGTCTACTAATGTAGCACCTTCACCTGAGTTGATTTCAACTGTGATTAATGCTGAAGCTTGAGAGCTTGCTTCGATAAGTGCTTTTATTGAATCGTGATTTGACACTGCGTCTTCAGTAGTAATCTTGATGTGATTCTTCTTCACTGTGATAGCTTCTGCTGCCCCGACTACAATCTCAATCGTGATCAAGTTAGCTAGTAGGGTTAGCGGCTACCGAAGTAATTACAAACTCTTGAATAGCTAATGAGGCTTTTTGATTTGTATCATAGTCTTCAGGTTGTACTGCGATTTCAGTGCCTATTGTTTGCTGGAACATAATTCTA